TTTCGCCCCACCTCTCTGATATAAATGTTTCCGAAAGGAGATGTTTTAAGGAGAACCGACATGGTTGTTCGTACTCGACAGATCGGAATGAACGTTCCTCATGCGTCTGGGTTCACCTGGCGTTCTTCCCCGGACAATGTTCCGGGTGAAACTACTGGTGATCATCCTTGGCAAATTTCTGGAACGTCTTTTTTACCTCTTCCCGAAGAGATGTCAACTTTTGTTGACATTGTCGGCGAGGGCAGGGGGTTTCACCCCTGTTATCATTCCACTGTCCGGTCTCAAACAGGGACCGTTAGAGATTATCTTAGGACGCCTCAGAATGTTATGGCAGTGATCTCAAGCCCAAAAGACTTGAAAACGCTGGCATTTCCTGATGTGCCTACGAGAAAATCTTTGATAGAACTTCCATGGACACCGCGACTTTCATCAGCAAAGATAAGTGACTACTCGATTGAAGCTTTTAACAAGTTTCATGACCAAGTTCCTACTACTGTTAGCTTAGCTAACTTTATATATGAACTTAAGGACATGAAGGGAATGATTCCCTCGATCGATAAGAAGTCTCTTACCAAAACAGCCTCCAATAACTTTCTCGCCTTTGAATTTGGCGTTCTGCCATTTATCTCTGACGTTAAAGCTATTGTAAACCTTTCCAATTCTGTTGACGAGAGGATTAAACATCTTATCTCGACTCAGAATCGGACCACAAACCTATCTTTTAATAGACAGACTGACTTTAATGGGCCAGATCTGTCTTTTAATCTAGGTTTATGGTACGCAAATTCGTTAGATATTGCGTATATTCGGTTTGAAGGCATTAGCGGCAAAGTTAACTTCCATATAGGAGGTAAACTTGTGCAAGATCTAAGTGATCTTACTGACGCTATGGCTAAGATGAAAGGACTCATTGCTAGTGGAGGATTTAACCATCCGGCGCGAGTAATATGGAATGCTATTCCGTATTCCTTTGTCGTCGATTGGTTCTTCCACGTTGGTAAACTACTTGATTCGTTAACTGTCCAACCTTTCGGAGGGCAGTATGACGTTGTCGATGTAGGCTGGTCCACTAAAAGTGAAGCATCCTATATCGTTCATCAAGTAGTTACGAATACCGACGTCCCTGTTGATATTATCATCGGGACTGTTGGTGCGAATGAGTATTCGCGGTCATTAGGTTTCCCAGCATCCTCTCTGTTTCTTACAGATGGGATACTGTCTCCGACGCAGCTGGTGCTTGCATTGTCTATGCTAGAACAGCGTAGACATTAAGTCACTACTGCTTGTATAGACTCTACACTTTTCTATATTAGATGAAGTGTAGCGCCTATTAGTGCGAGGTGTTCAGATGTTAGCAAACGATATAACTCTCGATATGGCAAATGGAACCGATGTCGTCTATCGACTGGTGTCTTCATCAGTCGATGGATCTCGTCGGCTCGACATAGCTAGTACGCTTGCTCTTCCCAATGTGCTTACAATTAAGCACAGTGTGTCGGGTAAGCCGCCAGCTCTTGTCGATCGTCATCTGGTTCAAATCAGTAAGACGATTCCAGCTGCCATCGGGACTGCCACAGTAACGGTTAACTTTACAGTTACCGTTCCTCGTGACGCGGCCGTCACTCCGACAGTGATTCACGACACCATCACTGGTATTGTGGATTTGTTGACTGACGGTTCCGCTACCGGTTTGGCCACTTCGGCCAATATCGATGCGTTGCTGAGAGGAGAATCGTAAGATTGTTCTCTCAACTTCCGAGAAATCGTTAAAGTTCTCGGGCTAACATCTGACCTTGGATAACCCCACCTGAAAGGGGAGGTTTGAAAAGCCAAGATGAGTTTTATCTCAGCCTTCACTCGCAACTTATTCGGAGCGCTCCTCCTGGAACATCTTTATCAGAACGTTGTCTTCAGCGCGACCTCTTGACTTTAAGGTCAAGAGTTAGCTCTGAAGGCCTCGCCTTCATGACCAAAACTCTTCCCAAATTGGGAAAAGCTTTTGATCAAGGTTTGGTGAGTAACAAGCTACAAGTACCGAGTGAGTTTAAACGCTCATCTCGATACCAAGGTCTGCCTGCTTTTATGCAAGCTTACTTTAGCTTGGTCTTTGATAAAGACGGTTTTCTTCTGGCCACAGTATCTGTCGAGGCTATTAAACACCTTAGACAGGTACTCTATTTCGCGTATAAGCTTGCTATTCCCTACACTAAGTCAGTTGAGTCTACCGTTATAGATAGATTCGTACTGATAGATGAGGAGGCAGGCTTACAGTGTGATCCTCTTAATAACTACGTTTTGCAGTTATCAAAGATCATTACTGAGAGAGTCTTTAAGAATTTTGATTCTAAAGAAATTCTCCCGCGTCATGGGCCAGGAGCAGTGGCTACGGGTGAAAAGCTTGATGCAAAGTGGAAATTTTCCAGATTGTACCGCGCTATTCACCAAGTGTACCCCTATTACGACTATTATGTCGTTGGGGGTGCGCGTGAACTTATCGATCGTTTGGATTGGTATCGGTCTTTACAGCGCCTCGAAAGTGGCACTGCTAAGGTCGTACTGGTTCCAAAGGATTCGCGAGGTCCGCGACTTATTTCCTGTGAACCCCTTGAGTATCAATGGATTCAACAGGGCCTCGGTCGAAAGTTGGCTTCTTTCTTGGAGTGGGATTCGTCCTACACCAGAAATCGGGTCAACTTTACGCGTCAAGAGATTAATCGTACTCTGGCTAAGACGAGTTCACACTCTCTTCGCTATAGCACTCTTGATCTCGAAGATGCGTCAGACAGGGTCTCTCTCGAACTCGTTAGGAGTGTTTTTAGAAATACTCCAAAACTTCTTCGAGCTTTAGAGGCCTGTCGCAGTACAGAGACCAAATTGCCAAATGGCAAGTTGATTTCCCTCAATAAGTACGCTCCAATGGGTTCAGCTTTATGCTTTCCCGTTGAGGCTTATATATTCTGGGTTATCATTGTCTCTGCGATTGTTCACTATACCAATTTGCCACTGGTAAGTGTGGGCAAGCGAGTCTTTGTCTATGGGGACGACATAGTCGTTCCTACAGATTGGGCCTCGTTTAGCATACATGGTCTCGAGAGTGTTGGATTAAAAGTCAACCTCTCAAAATCATGTATCACAGGCAAGTTTCGCGAGAGTTGTGGTATGGACGCTTATGATGGCGTCGACGTCACTCCTGCTCGCCTGAGGACCCTGTGGTCGAATAACAATACCGATGGATCTGCTCTAGCTGGTTATTCCTCTTTAGCTAATTTATTGGCTTCTAAGGGATATACCATTGCTAGTCAGTTTATCTGGGATCGACTTGACAGGCTATATGGAAAAATTCCATACGGTCTTGTCACGTCTTCTTTCCCTTGTAGACTGATTTCTTCTCCGGACATGGCAATCTTTTTAAATAAAAGAACCCATCGCTGGAGAGTCAACAGAAATTTCCAGAGGATCGAGTTTCTTCTACCTAGCCTTTCATCTAGGCGAATTAGATCTAAACTCGATGGCTGGCCCCGGCTGCTAAGGGATCTTGTGTCCCCACCCGTCGGTGATCCATCTGTCACGGTTGTGCGTCTCTCCGTGTCAATAAAGAGACGTTGGGCAGCGGTCGCCTAAGGGCGCCTTGCTGTAAAG